CTATCCAACCACCAATACCGCCTACAAAGTTTTTAACACCTTCATAAGCCGACTTAAGCCCTCCTAAAAAACCGTTCATAATGGCTGAACCAGCACCGCTTAAATCAATATTTTTCAGTCCGTTAAATACTTTTTTGACTGTGTTTATAGTCCGTTTTATTGAACCGGAAACGCTAGAAATGATGCTTTTCATCCCATTAAATGATCCAGAGATTCCACTTTTAAGTGAACTTCCTGAGCCTTTCAAGCCGTTGAATACTGATTTTATAGCGTTGATAACGCCTCTTATCGAACCGCTGACCGATGATATTACCGCACGAATGCCATTCCACGCTGCACTCAATACTCCTCTGAGCCCGCCACCGGCATTACCGACACTTCTGAATACTGATTTAATAACATTGATAACAGAAGAGATCCCTGATCCAGCCGAAGATATGACTGATCTAATATTTTTCCAGGCGTTGGTTAATATCGACTTGAGAGAGTTTCCTGATCCGCCTAGAGTAGTAAAGAATCCAATGACCACTCCGACCCATTCAGCAACTTTCGTCAATGTCGGCACGATAGCCTTGAATTTCTCGACTAAAAATCCAATGACTGGCGTTAAGTAACCCACCACTGTCGTGACGGTATCAAACGTTGCGGAAAGACCAATTAATATACCTTTGAACACTCCGCCTAGGAACGCTCCAACAACCTGCAGGACTGGCATTAACGCATCCGCTAATATAGATAACAGCGGTTGAATTGCATTCCACATTTTTACGAACGAAGCAATTACATTGTCGATCGCCGGCCCAACAATGGCCATCATCGTACTAAAAGCATTTTGGACAGCCGGAACAATAGCTGATATAAAAGATTGCAATCCGCTAAAGTCTAGCTTAGTAAATGCTGTAACGATTTTTTGAATGATTGGAGTCACTGCACTTACGATCGTTTGAAATAATCCAGGAAGCTGACCGAAGACAGTTTTAAAAGTATTGATTATCGGGGTTACCGTAGTCATTACTTTTGATAGTAAACCCGGCATGCCCCCAGATATTCCAATGCCTAAACTGTTTAATAAGTCAGTTCCTGCTTTGATAAACTGCGGGGCTGCTGCTTGAAAGAAAGTAACAAACGCTCCAGGCAAAGCCTTAAGAATGTTCTTTACCATTGGGAAGAAGTTGTTGAACAGAAACGTAGAAACCGTAGTCGCTAAAGCCTTGAGTGCTGGTTGTATATCTTGGCCAAGAGCCAGGCCGCCCAAGACGTTTGAGAACGCCGCTTTCATAGACGCCAAAGATCCACTAAATGTTTCAGCTGATTCTTTTGCCGTGGTTCCGGTTATTCCTAATTCTTCTTGTACAGCATGAATAGCGCTATAAACATCATCCAAATTACTGATGTCATATTTAACACCCGTTAATTTTGTTGCATCAGCTAACAGCCGCTCCATTTCGCCTTTTGTTCCACCATAACCTAATTTCAGGTTATCCAGCATCGTGTAGTTTTGTTTGGCAAAACCTTGATAGGCATCCTGGATACTCTCCATGCTAGATCCCATCTTATTGGCATTGTCAGACATATCTACCAGAGCCATATTCGCCTTGTCTGCGGCCGCTTCAGTGTCGCCGCCCATAGATTGTAATAAGCTGGCACTAAAGCTCGTCACGCTTTCCATATAGTCATTTGCCGATAGGCCAGTGGTTTTATATGCTTCGTTAGCATAACCTTTAACTTTGTCGGCGCTATCTTTAAATAGCGTTTCGATACCACCCAGAGACTGCTGTAGGTTCGCGCCCTCTGTGAGTGAAGACGAAATAACTTTTCCCAGGGCTACTCCTGTAGCAGCGACTGCAGCAACTGCAGCTATTTTTAAACTAGCGCCCAGTTTAGTGCCGGCGCTCTTGCCTGCCGACTTCGCTTCTGGATCCATTTGTTTCTGGATTGAGCCAGATATACCCTTAGCAGAAGGCATTATTTGTACATACGCTTGTCCTAATTCTGTTGCCATTAATTATCCTCCCTTCTTTGAATTTTCAAGAAGTTCGTTTCGTTTCTTGGTGAAGTCCTCACCAGAGCTAAATCCGACTATGTCTTTTCGTTTTGGTTTCGTATTAGTGATCACATCTACCAATGAAACAGGCCTATTCATGCCTTTTTGACCGTCTTTAGTCTGAGACCATAGCCAGAGGCTTACTTTGTCGCTTATTCCTGCTAATAATAGCGTGTCTAGATCCACAGGCTGATCACTTAGTCTCATTTTTATACGTGAGTTATTTCTAAGACCAACAGAAAAAACAGCTATCGCTTTTAACGGTAGCTGCTTATAGTCGTATATCTGATAAGTTTCTGCAAGGTCACAAATCAATGCGTCCTCGTCAACCTTTATCATTCTAGCAAGGACTAAGAGTTTTTTACTTCTTTGTGTGATTCGAAAATCTCTGTGATTTCATCTGTTAACTTATCGACAGGGACTATGCCATTCTCTTTCCGGACATGATCCTTAAGCTCTTTTGTTTTGTTTTTCCCGAGCAATAGATTAACTACTTTGGAAATAGCTAATGGATTATCATCGATCTCTCCGATTGCCTCAAGCAATTCGTAGTTATTTAATTGTTCTTCCGAAACTTCATATTTGAATCCTGATTTCGTTTCACCTTGTAACATTAATCATCACCGCCTTAGGTTGTAGTTGTTGGAGCTGTTGGAGCTGTTGGTTTCTGAATGTATTCGAAGTGTGTATTGCCTTCATCATCTGACGGCATACAGTCCAGAGTCGTTTCGTATCCAATCGCTTCTGCATCTGCATAAGTAATTTCGCCGATTTCAGCAATCTTACCATGCGGGATGACAATACGTTTTAGAACGCCATCTTTAAGGATCATATCGATAACTAATACTTTTGGCGGCAATTCTTTATTATTGGCTTTAATTTCAATGCCTGTATCGATATCACCCGTGACGTTATCTGTGCCATAGACCGCTTTAAGAACCTCTACATTTGTAGATTCAATCAATGTATAGCTGAATGTGTCTTCTTTTGATGTCTGTACAGAAGTAACGACATCCCCACCCCAAGCTATGATCTTTTCAGTTTCTGGTGTATTGCTATTGGTTAAACCATCCTCTGAGATATATCCAAGACTTTTAAATGCTACATCTAGCGCTGTAACTGCATCTGCTGGTAACGCTGTACCCACAGGGGCTGTATAAATAGCTCCGCCTACTTTTGGTTTTGCTGTTGATACGTTTTGTGCTGTTGACATATGTTTACCTCCTAATAATGTTTAATATCAAATAACGCTTGATATCGGTATTCTTTTTTTGTAGGATCTGTGAAAGGATAATCGGTATTGAAATCTATCCCTCTTATCTCATTTAGCTCAATCATTGACTCCACAACGGTTTTTACTTCCTCGTTCAGTATTGCTACTTCATACAAAGAATAAGCATAACTTTGAAATGCGATGGTAGCTGATGGTAAGTGATTACTCTTATCGCTGCCTGTTTTTTCAAACAATACATATCGCCCTGGAGCAATTTCTGGACGTTCTAAAAAAGACGGCACAGATAAATGACTATCGAGAAATTGTTTAATAATTATCTCTATCATCTACCGCACCGCCTTTAATATAGTGTTATTTTCTAAATTGTCTTTTTTCGCTTCAAAAGTTTCTGCGCTGACCATTGCATTTGCACGGTTTCTACCCACGTACATATCTTGCTCGTAACCATCACCGCATCTATTTTTAATGTCAGAAGCCTTCTCTTCTAGAATCTTTTGCATCTCAGCTGACTTCATCATGTTTGAAACGCCGTCACGATTTAACTTGAATTTCATTTTACTCATAGCGTTCAACCATCACCTTCTTGTTCCAATCCAACGGAATTAAGTCTTCAATGCCTTCTAATGGGATCCCGAAAGTGCGCCAGCGCTGATTGAAAAACTTAACTTCCTTGTTTTCCCAGTTGTGTGTATCGCCTTTTGGAATGGCTAACGTGTAGACTGCTTTCCTGCCTGTTAAGCTCTGTTGATTAACTACGTCATCCGAGGACATCGGGCTAACCAACACATTTTCAACTGGAATGTCAGCATCTTCATATGTCGGCTTCCCAAAAGGATCTACACCCGTTTCCACTTTATCAACTAAAGTAATCGTTATCCCCTTCAATTTGCCCATATATATCCA